GGAGTATTCACAATTAAGGTGTTTTCTTATTTAAGGAAAGCACCACCAGGTGGACATCCACCACAAGGCCCTAGAGATTTACCTCCATGAGCCGAAGTCGCACCACCGTGCTACACGCAACGTCCTTTTAAAGACGATACGAGTGCGCGACCTGAGCGAGACGAGGTTATTATACTCCCCGTCTCTTGACATCAACTTTAACCTGGACAAAAGGAGTCCTAAGCTATCCTTGTGTATCGAAATGGGAATCGAAACCAGGCCCGAGTAGTAGAAACCCTCGTGACCATGGTCCAACTTCCTGGGATTGCATTCATCGAAATTTGAATGAATGCAAGCATCTCCACCACTTCGCTCACCAAAGAGCCTTAAAGGCTCTGGAAGTAAGTGAGTAAGTAGAGACCAGCACCGACGAAACCGGCGATCGCACCCACCACAAGAATCGTGGCGAGCAGCGAGTAGCCGAATTGCGTTAGCCATTCGAAATACGTCTTTAACATACACAAGGTCCTTTTTATTAAACAAAGGCTTGACATCAATACCGTTGAAAAAGTAGCATCCGCAAGACTCTCTGAACGGCCCTCGAGAATAACTCTTCTGGGCATTTACAGTGAATCCTAGGAAAGCACACATAACGGTAAGCTCTTCTACGCACTCTGACGGAAGGATCAGATCATCACCAAAAACTGATACGTTTGAATCATCAACTCCCATAACCTCGCAAATAGCGAGAGCTAGAGAGACGAAGATCAAACTTTCAAGCTCGAAGGTAAAGCCATTTCCCATGGTCGAAAATTTCTCGGACCAATGTTTAGTTCCGGAGAGATTGTAGATCTTGCTTCTGGCTGCATCAAGAGCGCTAAACCACGTGGGAGGTAAGAGTAATCTTACCACTTCAGTAGAAATAGTGTCCGACGCAGCTTTAAAATCAACAGTGGCTAGAAGGTCATTGATGGAGCCCAAATAGGCCCCACGTTGGTTCTTCAGATCCGTGTTGAGATCGAAGCTCGCGCTCCTTAAACGTTTTCTGATTAGCTTTCCGATACCGAGTTGTATCCAGGAATTTAAACCTGGCTCGACAGCGATTGTCCGATCAGTCTTAGCGTTTTTAGGGACGGTTAAAACTTTATTTCCCTCGCGGAAGTTCCATTCAGTATCATTGCCTAACCATGTAGGATAGGCACGGCTGAGTAGTTCCCCATAGAGGGCGTGCGCATCTTTCGTGATATCACGATCGATGTCAAACTTGTGAGAACCAGATGTATCATCTCCTTTTACGGAGAGAGTGACGCCAGGTCCCCAATTGCAAGTGTCCAGCACAGTGTCAACATCGAAACGACCCAAGATCCTCTCTATTTTACGAATCATACTATTAAGGTATGCCTCGCCACTGCCGATTTTAAGCCGGCCTTGGAGATAAGATCTTACTCGTTCATTTGTCAACTTACAGCTCTCCTCTCCACCTTTAAAGGTGTCAAGGGCGGCTTGTTTACGATCAAAGGAGGTTTTTACACTCGCATTCTTTCGCATAAAGCTTATAGCTGCAAAATCGTCACGAAAAGACGCCGGATCCATGTAATTTCTAGGATCGACTTCTTTAGACACTAACTGATCATATTCCTCGTACTTGTAAAGTAAGAAGCACGAGAGAGACACAGGAGTATCCAAGGACGAATAAAAGGACTGAACAACCCGACGGTTATCTGCCGGGTGCAATCGATATGCTCGGTTAGCCTTGAGTATATCGCTGTTAGAAAACTTCGGTTTTCTCCACATACGTTGGTTCTCCATCCGTAACCGCAACAGCAGAAATTAGTACAGGGGTGCCGCGTCTTTAAAGACTCGAACCACAGGGCTATTGGTTGTGTCAGTAATAAGCTGACGCATCATAGCCGTGATAAGTTCTCGGTGAAACTCTGTACTTTGTTGCGGTGCAATGAAGGTCAAGTCCGCAGTCACATTGTGGTCAAAACGCGTGATTCCAGTAACGGAATCATCGAAGGCGACTGGCAATGTGATCTTGGCGCGACACTTCATAAGCTTAGATGTCTTGCTAGGCGCACTGTAGCTAAAAGTTACAGACGGACGGAGGTCCATCTGCAAATTCGAGGGGTCAATGAACGTAAACAAACCATCTTTGCGGCCAAAAGGCTGGAAATCCCATACGTGACCAATGTCTTGATCGACGTTGGTTGTGAGGGAGAAAGGTGCAAGTGCGGGCATTTAATGTACTCCAAGAAGTTTAAAGGAAAATCCACTACTTTTTAATAATCTTTTGGATCATCAAAGCAATAGATTCGATACCGTGCCAGAAACTGAAGGGATTTCGGAAGCTTAAAAGCTTGGAGCTGTCAGGCCAGGACCGAAGAACGGTTCTGTACTTAATCTCCCCTTCCCAAACACCTCCCAAACTACTGGTGATCCCGATCGTATGATCAGGGTCAAAGACGGCATTAGAGTTAGTGTTTAAAGCCTTGGTAAAGTCGAAACGCCCTTTCAAGCGAATCTTCTTAGTCCCAGTTGAAAAACCCAAACCCATCGTCGAAGTTAGACTTTGGATGAAGTTCCCAATCGGGATAAACCAATCAACCACAAAAGACCAGGGAGTCACCTCCCATAGTACTTGAGACGGATCCAGAAGTCCGGTGTCCGAAGCAAGTTTTGTGAAATCGTTATCTACGGTGGCTTTACAAACCATCGAGACTTCGACTAGACCAGTAAATACGCATCCGCCTATATTCCTTCCGGAAACAAAGCGATGGGAGTTAGCACGAACGGTTACAAGACCGTCACCGCGACCTTCAAGGATAACCTTGAGGGCTTTGGCTAGATCATTAGCTAAAGGTTCGATGCCGAATTTCCATGCGAGGATGCCATTCGAGATATTCTTCGTAAGGCGCCTTGGGTCGTTGAGGAGTAGTACAAGACCTTTGAGAAATCCTTTCTTTAACAAGATTAAGGAGTGAATCTGCTTCCAAAGATCTACGATCATTTGGGCAGTTTGAGCGCGTTCCGCGACCAGGTTGCCTAAGTGGACTTGATTACGATTAAGTTTGTCGTAAATTTTCTCTACGACTTTCGTTTCCAGATCCGGAAAAGCTTCCCAAGCACTATCACTAATGCTTGTCGCAACACCTCGGACAAAAGCTTTTGTTGCTGATTCATGGTTAATACCGTCTTTCCAATAAAGATTGACGGGATAAAACCGTGTTCTCACAAACCCGCCTTCCTTCGAGGTATAAGTTGAAAAGGCCTCAGATCCATTTCCTTCAACCCGGGATACCTTTATAGATATATAAGGGTTATCCGGTAGGGGACCTTTAGCCTTTCGAAACACGAGGTCTTTACGGCTATACAGCTTTTGCTTCTTTAACCATAACTCGTACGCTTCCATTCGACGTTGGTACTTTGCTATTCTTCTTTCGAAGATAGCTAGGTGCTCACGCCGGCGGGACTCATGCGAGCTCACTATTTGATTATAAACCCGCATCTTACGAGAATAGATTTCCTCGCGATGCTGATTTACTTTCATTACATGCTTCTTCAGTTTTTGGTCGAACACGTTACGACGGGTTTCTACACGGAGTGTATACTCCACCGTTGTTTCGCGACGACGCTTGACTGGAGGAACAAAACCTTTATAATCAAGATAGCTACGGAGCCGAAGTACTGGCTTCATAGGCTTCTTCATTTTTAAAGGGAAATAGTGAGGTTTCCTTGGCTCTCTCAATGTAACTCTGTTTCGTCTTTCGACTAACTCGGCTACAGTAAGCTGTTTAAGCTTACCCCATCCTGGTGTTGATTGAGAAAGTTTGTAATCCAGGAACTTAGGAACGTTAACCCAACCAACTTCTACCGTTTCCAAGTAGCTCCAAACGGCCGTACCCCAAGGGGCGAAGCCGAGCGGAGATGCTCCCGGAATTGGTGGAGTCCACAGGATAAGTCCTCTATCTTTCGGATGGAGAAAAGGTTCTCCAACCGCGATCGGAAAGACTTGATTACTGTTAAGACCTGTGAAGTGACCAAAGTACCAAATATCCTGAGGGTAATCGCTTAGCTCGTCGAGTTGATCTCGAACGATGCTAAAGATATCACGACTAGGAATGTACTGACGATCAACTTGGTAACGAAAACGTTCCATTAATGGACTCCCATGAATTTATTTCAGAAGGAGCCCGAAGGCGGTAACGCCTTCAAGCACCATAACTAGTGCTAAGAAATCTTCATGACACTAT